TGGTGGCTGAACAATTTGAAAAAGAGAATAGCCAGTCAGATCAAGCGGATCAAGCTTTTTAGATTTAGCATCATCTACACCTGTAAATGACTTTTCAATACGATTTACTTGACGACGGAAATTAGGGCTTAACCCTTCTGCCTTTTTGATATCATCCCATCTTGCATTAAAGGGATCATCAAATTCTTGTTCTACAGTATGCTGTGTTCCAAGCTTGACTGTAATAGTACCTTCTGCTTCATCATCAGCATCAACAACAGTTAAATTAGTCAATTTTCATCTCCTTCATTTCTTTATAATATTCAAGCATTGCAGGAGTATCCATAACATCTGGAACAAGACCTAACTCTAATCTCTGTTGTTGAATTTGTAACTCTTCATCATCAATTGCTCTGTGTCCCGCAAAAAAAATAGGATGTCCTTCTTCTAAACCATAGTATTTTGCTGCATCCTTAAGCTTTTTAATTTGGCGTATATCGCCTTTCATAGACGGAATACTTAAGTACCCGCCTTCATCATCCATAACCAATGATTCATCTGGCATTTGCCAGGCGTAAACTCCCCAGTTTACCTCATCAATTGGTTGAACACGCATTTTACCCATATGCCAATAATACCACCAAACTATTTAAAACTGAACATTAGACTACCATTTTAAGATACATGGGTATGAAAAGTAATTGGCTGACCATTATTTATTTGAGAAAATGTACCAGAGTATTCAAGAACTGATCCTACAGAGGTGACTGAATCATAAGCTACTGAGGTATTAATGGCAACAAAAGATAAATATCTATTTTGAACTTCAGTTAAACCCAAAGCATTTGGATAAATGCTTATATAGCCATATGTGGCTTCTGATGGAAGCTTAGATGCATCATAAGAGCCATTTATAAGTATGTTAGATGATCTTGAGCTTGGGTATACCAAAGCCACATGATATATTTCTCCATTTGTCAGTGTAATAGGAGATGAGTTTCTACTTATACCGTTGACATATAAAGTTGATCCTGAAATTGAATTTTGCAAAACATTTGAAGAGTCTATATATAAATCTGCAGTACCAGAAAGATCGGTATCTAATACCGCCGAGCCTTTACCATCATATTCCATCCAAAACTCTATTGTTTGATATGAAGAAGATGAAGTTGGAGATATTACAGCATATCCAGATTTGGATCCTGGGTCTTGTGCAGAAAAACGAACACCTAGATTTCTAGATCTTGAAAGAATATCTGTAGTATCCTTCTTAATCATATAAGTTGTGCTTGAAGCTGGAGATATTTTAAATAAGCCTGAATCTGAGACTTTAGTTATATCTGAATAAACATTTACATTTAAATTATCAATTCTTGTTTGTGGTCCCGCCGAAGTATCTGCTGAATAAAGAGTTACTTTAATTAAACATTGACCTGCAAAACTTGATCCGTAGTTGGACAAGAAATAAGGAAAAGTTTTTCCATTTGAAACATTATAATAACTTAAACCATTATCATAAGAAACAGAAACAGTAGCATAACGGCTTACAATCAAGCTTGTTGCAGACATATTTGTATATGAACCAGAATCCCAAGATATTTCAACCCCAGTAAAGTTTGGATATGATCCAACAGCTAGGCTATAAACCCAGGTGCCTACAGTTGAATATGGAACTGGTGTATTTGCTAATGTGATGCCTGTTTTATCAGTGACAACATTTGAAAAAATTCCTTCACTGTAAATATTATTACTATTAAATTGTTTTGAAAAAACAAGTTGACCATCATTATTATCAAATGAAAAATGAGAAACATCTGTTTGATTTGAATAAGAAACGGGATCTGAATCTCTATGTGCCCAAAACATATGATTTCTAATTTCATTTGCAGATAAAACTCTATCATAAAAAGCCAAAGCATTGGCAGTAAAATATGAGCCATTGCTTTTTGGACCAAGGCTGAATATACTTGAAGAATCTGAATAAAATTGATAATTTAAAGGGATATCAATACTTTCATCTGCTATACCATTAACATAAATAGTCATAGATTTATCTTTTACTGAAGCAAATATATGAATTGGTGTATCCCAAGAATATACCTGCTTTTTAGTAGTAAGACTTAAACCATTTGAAAAATAAAGTGTAAAATAAATAAAATCATTATTAGTATAAACTTGCATTCTTTTTGCAGATCCTGCTTGTAAATTTATAATATTACAATCTATATTTAAAGCACCTGGCATTAATAACCAAAGCTCCATACCAAAAGCTTTATTTTCATAACCACCTTGAAAAGCATTATAAATATTTAAAACATCTACGGCTACATTACTTGTAAGTCTACAACCATTATTTTTAGTATCATAGTTATTATGTGCAATTATAGATAAAACATCTTGAAAATTTGGGGTACCAAGGGTAAATGCTCCGTGATTACCATATGCAGAAGAATCTTCAATTGTAGTAGATCCTACTTCTTGCAAATATGTACTTTCATTATTTAGGTAATCTTGATATGTTGCATACTCAAGCAAAAGGGTGGCATAGGTCTTTAATGATGAACTACCATCAAGCAACCATAACGATATAGGGTCGTCTTTAAGTACTGCATGCTTATAAGACATATCACTCCGTTTCCCCGTTTTTTATTTATTTAATATATTATACTATGCGGCGGGATTTTATGAAACTTGTGATTTCAATGCCTGAAGAATAGCATTAGATTTAGTCATTTCAAGAGTTTCAGTGCGAATTAATCTTTGGCAATCATCTGCATACCAAAGCTTAGATAGAAGTTCAACATCAGCCATATCCTGAACTTCAGAAATTGAATTATGTTGATGCGAAGCACCTCTATATTGAATTAAGTTATCAGGCCATTCTGTAGGCAATGTAGCAAGAACTGCTTGATACATAACTATATTTTGTTGATATTGTGCAACCTCAGATTCACGAGATTGAATTGCCATTGTTAATGGATCTATATTTGTATCTGTCATTTTATTTCTCCTTTTTAGTTTTTATCCGAATTGTACATCTATGACTGTTGCTGATGGTAATGTGGCTGGATCTGAATATTTTGTTCCAAATGAAGAACCAGTAAATGGATAAGTGTATATGCTATTACTTAAATTTGTAGCCATAGCAATTTCTGTTCCGTATGGGCTAAATTTTCCATTATAAAAAACTGTACTTCCTATTGGTGTAGTTAAATACGGACCAGATATTGTTGTTCCAAATCCTGATGTTGAAACTGGAATTGCTTGAAAAAATACAAAAGGAGTTCCTGCATTAATGTTTGAATTTACATTAAGATAAAAACTTCCTGTTTGATTAAAGCTTCCACGATAAGACTCATCAATTGCATTACTTGTTGCAATTTGTGTTCCAAAACCAGTTCCTGTTGTCCAACTAATTAGCTGTACCCTTGGTGTCACCCCTGCAACCATAAGTAAATTTCCTGTTGGATTTGTAGAATAACCTTGATAATTTACTCCAGAAGAGAGATAGCTTGGAGATGAATACTGAGATCCCCAACCAGTACCTGATATGAATGCCCAAGCATTCATAAGATTAGTACTCTGACTTCCACCTTGAAATACATCATCTCCAACAGAATTTACTGTTCCACTATATGTATTGGCATAAGTCATAACTGTAGATGAATCAGTATATTTTGTGCCAAATCCTGAATTAGTCCAACTCCAAGCTGAAGGGACACTGTTTTTATTAGCAACAACATCATTATTTGATGGTGTAAAATTTACAGCAATTGCTGATGTTGTCAATAAAGTTGATGGATTTGAAACTTTAGTTCCAAAACCAGTTCTTGTTACTGGATATACTTGCATATATGGAGATGAACTTCCTGATGCTATAAAATAATTGCTTGATGTTGAAAATTTAGAACTCTGTCTAGAAGAGGTTGGAGCGACTGCTGCAACTGAAGGATCTGAAAATTTTGTTCCAATTCCTGTTCCTCTTACCCAAGGATACAAAAGAATATATGGAGAACTGGTGGAAAGTACTGATAGATAATTTAATTTTGAAGCTCCCGCAAAAACATTACCAAGTATAGGCATTAGGAAATATCCCCTAAAACTGTAAACGAAGGTGTTGCTCCTCCAACTGTACAAATAACGCTTGCACCTGAATATTGTGCTCTTAGCTTAGGAGCCGCAACTACTGCTGCTGGGGAAGTTATTGTTACTCCCGATCCTGCAGAAAATGTAGTTTGACCTGTTCCAATTTGCTGAACATGTATCTGATCATACTGATTAAATACAGATGGCGGAAGTGTAACGGTAATTGAAGAAGAATTATTTAATGTAACAAGCTTATTAGTATCACTTGCCTGTAATGTATAAGTTGTTGTTCCAACACCTTGAATACCTACAAGAAGTCCTGATCCTAGGCTTCCCTGAATTCCCTGCGGACCTTGTAGTCCTTGTAGTTGATTAAATCCACCACCTTGTAAACCTTGAATACCTTGTATTCCTTGAGATCCTTGTGTTCCTTGCATACCTTGTGTGCCTTGAATTCCTTGCGTACCTTGAGTACCCTGTATGCCTTGTGTGCCTTGCACACCATAATATCCTTGCACACCCTGTATGCCTTGAACACCTTGATTGCCTTGAAAGCCCTGCATACCCTGTGTGCCCTGTGTGCCATAATAACCTTGCACACCCTGTGTGCCTTGTGTGCCTTGAATTCCTTGCGTACCTTGAGTACCCTGTATGCCCTGTGTACCTTGCATACCTTGTGTACCTTGCATACCCTGTAAACCTTGTAAACCTTGAGTACCTTGAAAACCCTGAACACCTTGAGGTCCTCTATTTGTAGTTAAATAATTATCAATTTCAGAAGCCAATGCATAGATATCCCTTGGAACATCGGGAGTATCAGTATATTGAGGGTAATTAAAACCCTTGGTGGTTTGTAGGCTCATATGCTATAAGTATACCAAACTAATAAAAAAATGCATTTATTTAGACTTTATAATCTTTCTAAATTATACTTTATTGATGATTTATAATGCTCTGGAATATCTTCTTCAATTAATCTATTAAATATAATTTTAGATTCGTCTCTTCTTCCAATCCACCAGGCTGACACAGCTTTTTCAAATTCTAAACAATACCGACCATAATACTCAACATCTATTTTAAGGGAATCAACCTTTGAAGTATGAAGTAATCCTAATTCAGCAAACATATAACATTCTTGCCATTTTTGAGATCTTTCATAATATCTAGAGAGAACAAAGTAGGCTTCTGGTCTATTAGGCATATATTGAATTGCTTGGAATAGGGAGTTTTCTAATGTATGCTCCCGACCACTTTGATCTGCAACACAATATGAAATTCTAATTAATGATGCATAAACTAAAGACGGATGAGAATCAAATCCATATTCTGCAGTTCTTAAATAAAATGACATTGCTGCAGCAGTTTGTCCAATTGCTTCATACTCTTTTGCAATATTAAAATTATGTTCTGGATTAAACATATCATTAGATGCATTGTAAATTAATTCTTCAATTGTTTCCATATGTCAATGCCTCCATAATCATTTCTTCAACAACATTTTCTGGCACTTTCAAGACAAATGCTGCATTATCACTAAATCCAAATGTTAACAATAAATCATTTTCAAGTTTTGCTGCACCTGCACAAAATTCAATATATGCATCAAGGAATGAAAAGTTTTCTGGAGATAGCCCAACTAAATTATAATTTTTATCCCAAACACAAAGTCTATGACGATATGTACCGTTCTTCTGATTAAGATAATTATTCCAAAGATTTACTTCATGAGATACTGAAATGTTATATTTATCATTCCAAGGAATCATTGCAGATCCGCCTCGTTGATCTACAAAAGTTTTTAAAGATTCTTTATTAGAAACTTGTTCAATATTTGGCGGATTTTCTGGAAGTGCTTTTACAATTTCAGTAGGTGAAGTCCATTTAACAAAATGAAATGGTTTGTCTATAATAGGATACCAATTCTTTTCACAATATGAAGAGTCATCTCCAGTTGTAGGGATTCTTACTCTTGATACTTCTTTTGCAGTCCACTTTTTCTTGTTAAGTTTAATTTCAGAATATTCCATACGACCTTGACCATTTGTAGTTGTATCTCTACGAACGCCAATTAAATAATATTTATTATCCCACTTAACAATACGAGCATCTTCTAATCCCACAAATTCCCAAAGTGGCGGGATATCAAGACTATTAGTGTCAACTAAAGTATAATCAGTCATATTTAAATCTTTATCAAGTCTACACAAATAATTATGTGTTCTAAGATTCATATCTTTTTCTGGATGAAGATATGCCAAAGGTCCCCACGCTGAAGGAAATTTCATATCTTTTTCAGCATGATATAACGAATAATTAACATGTCTTAGATTAACTAAGATATCCCCATCATCATCTATAAATATGGAGGGATTCATTAATCCTGTACCTTTGTTTAATCCTTCTTTTATAACAATTGGTGCTAACTTACCACCATTTTCAATAGATCTTTGAACTAGATTCATCTATTGATTATATCCTATTCTTGTAGATCTTGTAAAGTTGCTTTTGATATAAGAGTATTATTTTTTTTTCTTGAGTTAATCTTTGAACTACAAATATAACAGGCAACCATTATCTCAAATCTGTGTCGTAATACATTAACTGTGACATTTATTCTCCTTAAATAAGAGTTTGATTGATAAGAGTGTACCCACCCTGCCCACATTGAACGCATACAGTATTAACCTGTGGGTCATTCTCATTGCGTGTCTCCATGTAGCCTGTATTGCAACAGGTTGAAAGATATTCGTATCTGTAATTCATTATTGCTCCTTAGTAGTAAAGAAAGACAACGCCGTTACCACCATTGCCGCCTGTTCCGCCATTAGTAGCAGCGCCACCACCACCTCCGCCAGAGCCGCCGTTACCTCCTAAACCTGTTGTTCCAGCAGTCGGAGGAGTTGTAGATGTAAAACCCCAACCACCGCCACCTGCACTCGCTACACCACCGTTGCTACCGCTTCCGCCGTTACCAGAACCGCCAGAAGAACCGCTAGTGTTGGTAGCACCACCACCACCGCCCACAAGTCCTGAACCGCCAACATAACTGCCGCCTCCACCACCGCCACCTGAAACTCCAGAACCTCCTGCAACTGCATTGCCCCCAGAACCTGCGTAGCCAACAACTCCACCTGCAAGTGCGCCAGAAGCAGCAGGTGCGCCTGTATAAGAACTCGTTGAGGCTTGGGCAGTAGCGGTTGTTGCTCCACCAGCGCCGCCGCCGTTTCCGCCGCTTGTACCAGTAACACCACCAGTACCACCACCAGCAAAAACCATTCCGTAAATGCTTCCGCTGCCATTACCCCCAGTACCAGCCGTAGCCGTTCCAATGCCACCCGTTCCAACTGTTACTGTGTTAGAGATGTAAGTCCACCCTGCGGAATAACCGCCTGCTCCACCAGCACCACCGTAGACACCAGACGCAACGCCTCCGCCGCCGCCGCCGCCGCCGATGACAACTGCATAGACTCGGTTGATACCAGTTGGGATTGTTACTGAGAAAGTACCAGCACTAGAAAAGGTTTGTTGTAGTTTTAGCCCATAAGGAGAATCACTAAATGATGAATTGTTATAAATAGATGTTGTCATTTTATCTCCTAATAGTAAAGGTAAAGGATTCCGTTGCCGCCAGCACCGCCAGTATTAACGCCTGCTCCGCCGCCTCCGCCACCAAGTCCACCAGCCCCGCCAACTGTTGAAGATGCACTTCCACCATTACCTGCTACTCCACCGCCGCCTCCACCGTTGCCAGTGTTTTGTGCGCCACCAGTGGTAATAGCACCTGTAAGAATATTTATTCCGTTGCCGCCAGCACCGCCAGTATTTGTAGTGCCGTTTACTGACCTACCACCACCGCCACCCGCTAATCCTGAACCACCTGCACCAGCAGTAGTTGGAACGCTTGCAGTACCTATTCCGCCTCCGCCACCACCTGAAATACCGTTGCCACCAGCACCAGCAATAGTTAAAGTATTTGTACCGTATCCACCACCTGCACCTGAGCCAACACCAGCCGCAATAGTTGCGGTTCCAGCAGTACCGCCTGGGATTCCCCAGTAGTTAGTACCGCCTGCTCCGCTAGCACCACCATTGGAGGCACCACCAACACCGCCTGCGCCCAATAGCGCAGTACCTACAGAAGTTCCAGCAGGTGCGCCTGCAATTACATTTCCGTATCTTGTGTAGTTACCAGCAACACCACTTGCTCCGCCAGCCCCAACTATGCAAGATGAGTTTGCTAAAGTCCATCCCCAAGCAACACCACCAGCACCAGCACCACCTGCGCCTGAGCCTGCAGTTCCACCAGCACCACCTGCTACGCAAATTGCATAGACAAATGTGATACCAGCAGGGATTGGGACAGTTGCAGATGGGTTTAGAAGTGATGAACCTGTTGCAGTTCCACCTAAAGTTCCGCTTGTCAATACTGTTTGTTGAAGCCGAAGTCCATAAGGCGCGATTGAGGAAGTAAATCCGCTTGGTGTAACTGTGTTAGTAGATGGCATCCATGAATTGACCTGTGAGCCAACTTCTCCGCGCTTGAATCCCTCTGC